CGCTTGATTCTTCGCCCATTTCCGACTCTTCACCACTTTCCATTTGCCCGGATTCGCTGGTAATTTTATAAGTGCCATCTTCCATGCACTCGATCTCAATTACTGAAACAATTTTTGCAGAAGAATTGCCCATTGATTCATTGCCATCCATTTCCATTTTTTTCATCATTTCCATTGCGTTCACCTATTAATTACTAATTATTAAATTAAATTACGCGTTTAACGCCACGCGTATATACGTAGTCGATTGTCAACAACTTGCTTTATTAACTCGGCGTTCATTTTTTATCAAATTTCTCGGCTTGACAAACTTGCTGCACTGTCTCAAGCAGTTTTTGCGCCTTTTCGCACACAGATTGCTTTTTGTCTTGCGTTAATGTCTGGCAAGCGGATAATAAAACAAAAAACATACATAAAATAATTTTCTTGATAAGCATTTTTAGCCCAAAATAAAAGGTTTGTGTGCACGTTTTAGCCATAATTACTGCCTATTTCACACTACAATTATATCTTAATTATATCCTAAAAACATTTTAATCAACACTATATCTAGGTGCGCAATTAGTGTAATTTTGCTATTCAATTTTATAATTAAATTGATGTAAAACTTAATCTTCTTTACGTTACGCAGTAACATTATTATACAACGTTACTGTGTAACGAAATGGATTGGAAATGACAAAAACAAATGCAGAGAGGCAGGTGGAATATCGGGCGCGACAACAAGAACTCGGTAACATGGGGGATCAACGATTAAATACGATGATCGATTTAAGTGCGACTTATGGATTGGAGCGTTTGGCAAAATGTTACGGCGTAACAAAAAAAGCGATGTTGGAAAGATTAATTTGGGATGCTGAATCCAATGCGCTTGAGATTGCGGCGAAAAAAACAAACGGTGTGAGTCGTTATTATGGGGGTACGCTGAAACTAAAATTGCAAGACAAAGATACTTTCGTTCCGCGCCGCTTGGCTTACATCATTCAATTAATTTAATAATCACTTTGACATTTTCAATGCGGAAAAGCGCACATCAGAAACGCGCACTGTCCAGCCATTACCAAATATAGGGAATGTTTTTAGCTCTTTCAAAAAAGTCATTCTTTCATTGCAGAGACCAATAATTAGATCAGCGCAATTTGATTTGTTTATTTCCTTGATTGTTTGCGAACCAATTGCGCCATCTTCCGTAACTTTCAAAACTTTTTGTAAAGTTTTTATTGCTCTGCTAGTGCCGGAATTTACACCGAAATCAAACACGGCATAATCAAGACCGCCATGCAATCCGTCACACCAGCACTTGTCCCAATACCCACGCCTGTATATGATGCGCAATTCTTCTTGCGTTATTTTTTTTAAATCGTTAGCGGTTTTATTTGCACCAAAATATAATTGATAAACCACAAGCGTTACGCCATTCATCGTCGCACCGCCATTGTCGCCCGGATGATCGGAAAACCCGCCTTCGTGCGCAAGCACTTTCTCCAGTGACTTTCCAAAGTTTCCAATCATAACGCCCCGTATTTAGTTATTTATTTCCTCATTAGCAGGACTCGAACCCGCAAACCACGGTGCTTTTCAAAAATTGGCAGGCACGGAACTTGCTTTGAGATGCAATTAAACAAACATGCAAAGCAATGAATTGCTTTCATCATAGCGAACACCGCACCGTATAAGCGTTTTAATATCATCTTCAGTTGCTGCATTAGCAAGAAATTCACAATCAACATCAAGATAAATTTCGTCGTGTTCTGCTGCGATTATTATATCTTTTCCAATGCCAGGTACAAGCTTGTCAAGCAACAAAAAAGCAACATATCAGGACGATTGTGCAGTTTGTTTTCAACTAATTCAAATTTGCAGAACTCATCAGAAAATCTTTCAAACAATTCTTTAATTGCAATCATTTACCACCCCCAATTACAATCAATAGTTTTTTACGCGCAAATCCGACGAATCAAATTCTACACCAAACATAAAGTCTTGCAATCGATTTCTTAATTATTTTTATCGGAAAGGTGTATAATGTAAAAAGACAACAGGATTACAACACCAATGAAAAACAAAATACATTTTGGTAAGCTTTACTTCCCCGACAAAAACAAATTCATTGACGTTGACGTGTTGCGAGCCGTTGGAAAATCCAATTTTTTCGCCAATGGCGCGCCAATCGACTTTAAAGACTTACCGCTAGCTGGCGACTGCATTCAAATTACCTTGCCAAAAGACCTTATTGTGCGCATGAATGACCGTCTTATCGACTGCAAAAGCAAACGCTATAAGCTATCCGTTTTTGCCTCACCTGCAATTCTTCAGGCTTCATACAAATCGCCGGAGATTGTCATGGAAAAAAAGCGAAGCAAGGCAAAAAACGGAAGCTCTGCGCGTGTGAAATTATTTTTGTTTGACTATGCGATGGATATTGTTCGCAGGCATAAAAATCAATCGGAGTTCATCAATCGAGCAATTGAGCTTGCACTACTCAATCACGATTGACATCCTCCCAGCCATTAACGACGTGGCTTTCCGCTCAATTCCGGTAAAACCTTTATCAAGTCAGTATGTGCAGATTTTGCACATACTGACTTTTATTTGAATGACGGTTGGTTTGGTTTTTTCTTCATGCGGCTTGTTTTAAAAAATGCAGCACTTCATTTGCATTTTTAATAGCAACCCACGACAAAGACTTATCACCCCGGTTGTAACGATCCCGTATTTTGTTGGCCCATGTGCGATGATCAAACCCACGAGGTTTTTCCAGCGCTGCCCCAGCATCGCTTACAGCGCTTTGCAGACACATTAATTCCTTAGTACTAAGCGCGCTTACTGGCTTCGGCAATCGGTGCGATTCAGCAACTGGCGCGGGAATTTCCGGCCAAGTGCCGAGCGCAATTTGCTTTTCTAGCGCCATTTCCCAGCGCTGGCGAATGTTGGAATGCGTTTGACTGCACAAATCGAACGACAGAGGCATAGCGGCAAAATAAATTGCCGGATGCGTCCATAATCCAAAATTACCGTTACGCCGCGCCGCGACCCCTGCTATGGCTTCGTAATAGGCTTTGACAGGATCAATGGAAACCCGGCACATAGATAAAAACATTGGTAGCGTTGGCGGCATTTCGCATTTTGCAGCGCATTTTTCTAGCGCTGCCGCAACATCGTGCGGCGTAACGCGAGCATTTGAAAGCGCATCAGACCATACGCTTTCCCAACTATCTTGCTGCCCCTCGCTTTTAAAATTGGATCGCCATAAATTCAAATACATGGCTTCAAACCTGCACCAAAGAGCAGAAATTGGAGTTTTTCCGGCTTTTTGATTTACCCTCGTCCATACAGAAAGCTGATTATTTTCGCTAAACATCTATTACCTCACCCTTGAAGCTATCATCCGACCCTCTTTTTGAATCGTTTCTTCTGTCTCTGTTTGCGTATTCCCAAGCATCGAAGTTCCTTCCTTTTACTGGTGAGCCGTGAGCCCTCAAAGCCCATTCAGCCTTCAACCCTCCCCATTTCTCCACAACACACAAATCAATGCCGCGCTGCGGAGATAACCCGGCCTTCCTAGCTTCGTCAACAACAACTTGAAATGCTCGCTCGGTATTCGTTAGCTTTTTCAGCTTGCGGATTGTTAGCCAATCCGCTGCCGTTTGATCGATTACATCATAACTTTTCAAAAAACCCATTGCATCAAACGCAGAAGCACCGACGGTGCGCCTTGTCTTTGTTTTTGAATTATCTGGTTTATGGTTGCTGGTTGCTGGTTTATGGTTTATGGTTGCTGGTTGCTGGTTGCTGGTTAGCATACCGTTCGCATCAGATTCGCATTCATTGTGCATTGCGTTCGCATTACGTTCGCTATGCGTTCGCATCAGATTCGCATCAGATTCGCATTTCTCCCTATCTTTTCCCCAGCGTGCAAGCGCGCTTTTCTTTGCCAGTTCGCTTTTTGCTCTGAATTCTGCAATCTCTGAATCTGCGCGCTTTTGTCTGTAACCGTCGTCGCCAAGCGTGAAAAATTCATCAAGCACGGATTGAACTTCTTGCACGTTTTCGCGTGCTCGGATCAATCGCGCAAGCGCTGGTGTGTCGTTTTTTAGTGGGGATTCTGTTGTGTAGTACAACATCAAAAGACGCTTGTAAATCGCATCCTCAATCAGTGAGAGGTGTGCAGTATCTTTTGAGTAGTCGCCGATGTGAAAGTAAAACGAATGCATTCTTTTCTCCGTTCATCAACTTTTGCAATGCGCCACTTTGCAAAAAGACAATAAAAAAGCCTTAAATGCTTACCTCACGCTGTTAGGCGAGTTGGCAGACCCGAAAAGCGATCGGGCAGATAAGCATTTTAGGCTTCCGCTTTTAAATTTATGTGCTGCCAAGCACATGGGAAACTATTTACAGAGATAGTAAAGCATTAAGTCCATAATTTAATTGTCTTTCTATTACTAAATCCATGCCGTTCTGCATCAAGTCCTCGTCATGCCATTCTACACACCAAGTCATCACGCGCCCCATAATTTTTTTTAACCTGCATTGACGAATTTTTTGCCCGAACCTGCGCGGCATAGGCGCGTGCTTTATGTAGCTTAGTCGCTAGTGCCTTCCGTGCTGCTGCCATTTGTGATTCGTGCCAAGATTTTTCTATAGCGCTCATTTTTTCAGCTCCTTAATTTTTTGCCTGTAATGCGCAATAATTTCTTTTAGATCGTCAATCGTCCATTTTTTGACAGATTGATCAGCCTCTAGTGCTTCGACTGCATCAAGTCCAATGCGATCAATTACACCAAGGCGAAACGCCGCCGCCGTTGTGCCGCCCGGCATATTGCAGCTTTTGAGTTGCTTAAAAACGTTGCGCTCGTCAAATCGTAAATGCGGGTGACTGCCGCGACTTAGATAATGCCCCGCATCCCACTTGCCGCCCCTTAGCACCTCGCCAGTGTTCCATTTTCCGCAGTCGATGCAGGGCAATTCATCATCACGCAAGCGCACCCACTTGTTAAATATAGCCTGCATATCATGCAGCCATTCGCTACGGGTTTTCATGGCTACTTTTCTAGCCCTGTCTTGCTTTCTATCGGCCTTTGCTGCTTTGGCTTTTTGCGCTTCAAGCTTTTTTTGCCCAAGTATTGCGCCACATTCAACGCCGCACCAGTTTTTAAAGCCGTCAAATGAAACTGGAAACTGGTTTTTGCAAATCACGCATTTTCTCGTGCGAACCTTTGGAGCGCTTGGCGTGGGCTGCTTAAATCCAGTGCATTTTAGACTCAATCTGACACCAACATTGCGCCGCAGCGCTTAATCAAGCCCATTTTCTCAATTTTTACAATGAACTTCTTCGCCCACGGAAGAACGTTCGCACGCTTAGCCGCAAGCGCCGGATACTCAGCGATTATTTTTACCACTACGTGATTTTCGTTAAAGCTCCCACTGGTGATCATCGCATCATAGGCGCGCTGCAAAAATGCGCGGTCAATGACCGTACCACAAATCTTGCCGTCTTTGAACTGGCAGTCAGTAATGTTCTTACTATCTTCGCAAAGCCTTGCAAGCTTGTCGTACTTTGCCGAATCGGCAATACTGTGCGTCACACCTTTTGCTAGTTTGGTAATGGTGCCCTGAGTAATTCCGCAAAACACAGCTATGAACGAACGGCGAAATCCTTTGCCATCAAGTATTGCAATCAATTCTTTCGGTACTGGTGTTTTTTCGTGTTTCATTTTTATCCAATCTTCCAAGACTTTGCATAGGAATTTATTATTAATCGCTGCCGCTGCCGTCGTCGTCGCCGCTGCCGCTGCCGCTGCCGTCGCCGTAGCCGTAGCCGTAGCCGCTGCCGCCGCTGCCGCTGCCGTAGCCGCCGCTGCCGCCGCCGTTGCCGCCGCTGCCGCCGCTGCCGTTGCCGCTGCCGCTGCTGCCTATGCCGCAGCCGCAGCCGCTGCCGTTACTACTACCATCACCACTACCATCACCACTACCGTAACCGCTACCGTCATCGTAACTGTCACCGCTACCGCCACTGCCGTAGCCGTAGCCGTCGCCGCTGCATGGCTTATTCAGCCGCGACATTTTTTGCCCCTCGCAATTGATTTGCAATTTTTTCTGCGCAAGGGATAATTTCAATTGCCTCAAGCCAAACCTCCGGCACAGCCTGAACGATCTTGCTTTTTTCTTCGTCTATACCGAAAATTGCAACAGCACTAATACTGATTGACTCTGCGCACCACCAGCGATACATTCGGCGCGCATCAGTCAAAATAACTTCATTTCCAGATTTTTGCGCTAGATGACCAAACCAGACGCCAGCAGAGTACGTGCGAACAATTACCCACAGGCCAACCATTGAATTTAGCGTACATTTCTGCTCGAACTCTTTATCATTAAATAAATTCAGCTCCTTAATTTCACGAATTTGCCCAAGTGTTAGATGATTTATATCGATCGTCATGATTTCTCCTGTTTATCAGCATAATTGCTGCGACGACTGAACTATAGCAATACATCTTTCATATGTCAAGTAATTTTCTTTGCAAAGATAAAAATAAATGTATTGCATTTTGCAAGTTTATGCGATATAGTTCTCACATCAGCAAGCAAGCAAAGCTGTAGCGAAGCGATGGGTGGACTATCATTGATCCGCAGGACGAATTTGAAAACGGCAACTAACAAAAAATAGGGTGTAGATATGAATGCAATAGCGGTTACTGAAATACAGTCGTTTGTATACGGACTGCGAACAGATTTTAATGACGTTTGCAGCGATGATATTTCATTTGAAAAAGAAGCTGGGTTTGCTCTGCAAATTCTGCGCGAGAATGAATATCTCTCAAAAGCAGCAGCGGCCTTTCCAAGCAATTTACGCGATGCAATCGTAAACGTTGCAGGGTTTGGGGTATCGCTAAACCCTGCAAAAAAGCAAGCGTATTTGATACCGCGCAACAAGGGTGGAGCGACAAAAGTATACCTTGATATAAGTTATATGGGAATGCTTGATATTGCCACTAAATCGGGTTGCATTGATTGGGCGCAAGCAAAGTGCGTGCATGAAAATGATAATTATATAAACAACGGCCTTTCAATCCAGCCGACTCACAAATACAACCCATTCGACAAAGAGCGCGGCGCATTCGTTGGCGTGTATGTGTGCGCACGGCTTCCTAGTTGCGATGTGCTTACACATGAAGTCCCAGCGGCGAAAATATGGGACATTGCCGAGCGCTCAGAATCGTACAAAGCGTATAAAAAAGACAACCACAAAAAAACGCCATGGGTTACAGACTTTGATGAAATGGCAAAAAAAACATGCATCAAGCAAGCTGCAAAAACTTGGCCTCGCATCGATAAGCTGGATCATGTCATTAATTACTTAAACACAGAAGGAAATGAGGGCTTGCAATTTGGTGAATATAAAGATACCAGCGATGCGGGAAAATGCCCGGTCGATCTTGTTGCCATAGAATCGGTGATTTGCTCGATGCAAACTGATGCCGATTGCTTGGCGTTGTGGCGTCAAAATTCGCAGAAACTCAACAAGTGGCCACAAGAAAAAGATGAATTCAGAAATGCCATTGCAGCAAGACGCGAATTTCTCAATAAGCAAACAATAGACCAAGGTGCGAAAAATGGAAAATAAATTAGGATACGAAAAAGGAGAAATCTGCGGAAGAAATGGATGCTCCGGAACGATAGGCGCGCACGAGGTTGAAAATTGCAGCTGCTTAAACAATGCAATTCATCGCGAAAATAAGCTTAATGACCGTATCATCAATTGGCGATATGAGTGTCACACGCATTTCTCAATGAAAAAAGTAGGCGTATTTACAGACGGAACAACACGCGCCGAAGTTGAAAAAGAAGTTAAGGGAACGTTTGGTGGCAGGTTTGAGTATTTCAGCGAATCCGAGCGCAAATTTTCATATATTGCTTACACCGATTAAAAGAGAAACAAAATGCACGCCAATCAATTAACTATTTCAGCCAGCGGCTTGCACGCCATCATGGGCGCGCCAAAAGAAATTGACCCCGATCTGATGACGCCAGCGCTAGACGAAGCAAAGGCACTGACAGCGGCAAAGCGCAACGCCGAGCAAAAGCAAGCACTTGCTGATGCGCTCGATAGCACGCTAAGCGCTGGCGGTAAAACTTACGTTAGAAATCTTTTTAAGGCTCAATATCTTGATTTCAACCCACGCCGGGATTTGCAAACAGTCGAAATCAGAAAAGGCTTGACGCTAGAGGGCGAGGCAATCCAATTCTTTGCCGATCAGTACTTTGTTGAACTTAAAAAAAATGCCAAGCGTTTTGATATTGAAATCGAAGGCGTAAAGCTGACTGGCGAGCCTGATTTACTTCCAGAATGCGACCCGTTCAAAGATTTTGTAATTGATACCAAGGTTGTTTATTCATCAATTACAATGCCGTTATGGCTGGAAGAAGCGGAAAAGTCAGAATACTACTGGCAATTGCTTTCCTATATGCTGCTCACCGGGCGGCGTAAAGGCATTGTTGCATACACCTTGCTTGACACACCCGAGGAGCTGCGCAAGTACGACGCGCTAGACATTCACGAGGTAAGCCACTTGGATTGCGATAAGCGCTTGTTTGAATGGCGCTTTGACTGGTGCGAGGCTGACTATCAATTAATGTTAAAAAAGATAGCGGCATGTGGACGGTATTATCAAAAATTGCTACGGGAGCGCGGATTATGCTGGTCAGTGAATTAGAAGGCTGTGAGCCTTCAAAATTTGGCACTGGCGAATTGCCGGAATTTATGGAGGTGGAAAAATGAACAACGAAACTGAAATGAGCGAAAACCATGCGATGGCTGATCAATAAACAAACGGCAAAAGCCGCATATCTAGCGCTGAAAGCTTGGATAGTCGAGGCGCTAGAGGGAGATAAACCGCATGAGCTGGTGTTTCGCCCGTGCAGCCGCACGCACGACCAAAACGCAAAGTTTCATGCGATGGTTGCCGACATCGCCAAGCAAATGCATTTCGGCGGCGAATATCGCAAGCCTTGGGAATGGAAAGTTTTGCTAATTTCTGCGCACGCAAAAGCCACTTACGGAGAGCTTGAGTTTGTGTATGGATTAGAGGGTGAGCCTGTAGCGCTGCGCGAAAGCACGGCAGAAATGAGCGTTTCGCGCATGGGCAGCCTAATTGAGTATATGCAGGCTTGGGGCGCGCAGCACGGCGTTAAATTTTCTGCGAAGTTTGACGAATTCTATTAACGTGCAATTTGAAAAGTGCACAATTATCACATTATAAAAATTTTATGGGAGTAAAATGAAACTTTTGGAAATTATTGGCGAACTTGTCGCAACAAAATGCACGGGCGCAACCGAGGTGTACGCAAAAATGCCGCACGGAAAAATTATTCCAATTGGCGATGTCTCGTACATCGGCGAGTTGACTGGAGATGGCAAAAAAAGCATTACACTGAATCTTGATGGTGACGATAGCGACTTTCAACGGTTTCAAGAAGCTGCCGAAGAATTGCTTGATTTTCTTGATGAATTTCCCGAAATTTGTGATTCTCGTGAGGCAAAAAATCTGCGCTGGCTTTTGAAATAAAATGAAATGCTCTGCCAATTAGCATTAGGAAAGTTTTTGATTTGGAATTTTCTGATAGTCCATAGTCAGTTTTGGTAATAACTATTTATTTTGGGGTAGTCATGGAAACGCAAGAATTTGGATTAGTAATAATGATTTGCGTTATATGGATTTGCGTGTCAATTTATATTTGCGTTGATGCTTTTCTTGATGCGTGGTATCGAATAGATGTTAGAAGGGCTAATTATGATGTTTACAAAGAAACAGAAAATGGGACAAATGATGACAAGTAATCAAAAAAAAACTTGTGTAACAATCGCCATAATTATCGAAGCGATTGAAAACGCAAATGGAAATGCGTTAAGCTGCGCAGAGATAGCGAATGCTACTGGAAAGCCAGAATCCAGCATTCGATGCGAATTGGCAAAGATGAATTATTGCGACAGTGTAAAAATAATACAGGAACTACGCGGAAGCAAAAAATGTTATCGAGCTGCAACAAATGATGAGATTTACACCGCAAACAGCCTTCTTGCTCAGCGTAGAGAAAGAATGCTTAGTGGTGTGTATGAAGTTCCAAAATACATGATAGACCGCAACGCAGAAGCTGCCGCAAAGCGCAAGATTTACCCTAGTATTGGTTGACGCCGCGATTATCTGGCGCTCAAGGTGCGGGTTCTGCATTCCCTCTTGAAAGCCACCCAAGCTCGAAAACTGACTTATAAGGCACTAATTAACAAGCGAGTTATCCATGAATGAGAAGCACTTAAAGGTGGGCATTAGCTTCGCCGAAGCTTTAAGTCGAATAGCTAAGTTTAATAAAAACGCACTGCCAGAACCACCGAAAGAAGATGTGGTTGTGCCGAAAATAATTGACCTGTTTTGTGGCTGTGGTGGCTTTGGTTTGGGATCAAAACAAGCTAGATTTGAGGTTCTAATCGCGGTCGACATCGACAAAACTTTGCAGTCTGCCTATGAAAGAAAAATTGAAATTATTTCTTGTGTAGAAAAAATTGTAAATTAATTGCGAGGGGTAAAAAATGTTGTGGTTGAATAAGCCATGTAGTGGTGATGGTAGTGGCAATGGTAGTGGTGACGGTAGTAGCAACGGTAGCGGTAGTAGCGGCGATGGTGATGGTTATGGTAGTGGCAGTGGCTACGGTGACGGTTACGGCAGCAGCGACGATGGTAGTGGTAGTGGTTATGGTTGTGGTAACGGTAGTGGTAATGGCAGTGGTTATGGTAGTGGTGATGGTAGTAGTAACGGCAGTGGTAGTAGTAGCGACGATGGTAGTGGTTATGGTAGTGGTAGTGGTAATGGCAGCGGCAGCGGCAGCGGCAGTGGCAACGGCAGAGGCAGCGGATACGACCACGGAGATGGAAATAGTAGTGGGTATGTTAGGTAAAAATGCAGGCACTAACAGAAATTATTAATGCGAAATTCAAAGGGAATAAAAAAATGGAACTTACTTTATCAGAATTAAAAAGATTATTGCAAAAAGAGCAACAAAATACAACGCTCGATCTCAGCGATTACATCGGGGAATATGTAGTTGTTAGGGCGAATCTCGCGGGTACATTTATAGGGAAATTGGAGGCGATAGCGGGGCGCGATGTAGTTCTGAGTGATGCGTATCATGCGTGGATGTGGAAGACCATGGGGGGAATCACACTGCTGAGCGTCGCAAATAACGGAATTAATCTTGAAGAATCCCGAATTGATGGCCCCACAAAAACAGTTGTGGTTGCTGATTTTTGCGAGTTGATAGTGAGCTGCGAGATGGCATACAAAACATTTGGAGGCTGAGATGCAGATCAGCAACGGTAGCGGTAGTAGTAGCGGCGATGGTGATGGTTATGGTTATGGTAGTGGCAGTGGCTACGGCAATGGTGGCAGTGGCAGTGGCAGTGGTTACGGTTGTGGTTATGGTAATGGTAATGGTGGTTATGGTAGTGGTAGTGGTGGTTATGGTAGTGGTAATGATGATGGTAGTGGTTGTGGTTATGGTAGTGGTAGTGGTAGTAGTTATGGTGATGGTAGAGGTAGTGGTAGTGGTAGTGGTTATGGTTATGGTAGTGGTAGTAGTAGTGGTTATGGTTATGGTAGAGGTAGTGGATATGATTATGGAGATGGAAATAGTAGTGGGTATGTTAGGTAAAAATGCAGGCGCTAACAGAAATTATTTGAGCCTGTAAGAAATTCTGTGTAAATGCCACGGAACAAATCAGTGATCGTATTTTTGAATACGGTCACCGAACTCAATCATAAAACGATTTAACGCCATGCGCCAATGTTGAATAGGCATTGTCCATTTTTTTGCTGCTTGCGAAATGGCAAGATAAATAACTTTCAATGCAGAGTCGTCACTTGGAAATAGCTTCCTGCGTTTGGTAGCAGAGCGAATCACGCTGTTCAGCGATTCGATTGCATTCGTCGTGTAAATCGCTTTACGGATCTCTGGCGGGTATTCAAATAGTGTGCGCAGATTGACCCAGTGTGCTGTCCATGATTTTGCAATTTGCGGATATTGCTCACCCCATTGCTGGCTAAAACGTTCCAATTCGGTCAAGGCTTGATCTTCTGTAGTGGCCTGATAAATGCGTTTGAGGTCGGCTGTGACGGCTTTGTAATCCTTCCATGAGACATATTTTAGGCTATTGCGCACCATATGAACGATACAGAGCTGAATACGGGTTTCTGGATACTCTGCTGCAATTGCCTCGGGGAAGCCTTTAAGTCCATCCACGCAAGCGATCAAAATGTCTTGCACACCACGATTTTTTAGTTCTGTGAGTACCGATAACCAGAATTTGGCACCCTCATTATCTGACATCCATAGGCCGAGCAACTCCTTCTTGCCTTCCATGTTAACACCCAATGCCAGGTAAATCGCCTTATTGATAACGCGCATATTGTCGCGGATTTTAATGACGATACAGTCCAGATACACAATCGGATAAATCGGATCGAGAGGACGAGATTGCCATTGTGTGATCTGCTCCAGAACGCGGTCGGTCACTTTGGAAATAAGTGTAGGAGATACGTCTGCATCGTACATTTCTTTGAAGGTTTGCACGATTTCGCGCGTTGACAATCCCTTGGCGTATAGCGTTAGAATTTGATCGTCCATAGAGGTCAGACGGGTCTGATTCTTACGAACCAGTTGGGGCTCGAAACTACCATCACGGTCACGTGGAGTGAGAATTTCAACCTCACCATGCGAACCCTTAAGGCGTTTTGCAGTGCTGCCATTGCGAGCATTACCTCGCGCTGGCTTGCTATTAGCATGTTTCTCGTAACCCAGATGCTCAGTCAACTCGGCGTTTAAAGCTGTTTCTACAGTGAGTTTGACCAACTCTCTGGAAAGCATATTAAGATCAGCTTCCGTTTTAATGTCTTTAGCAAGCTCTCTTGCCAATGCCTTTAGTTTTTCTCTATCCATTACAATATCCATCGGTAAATTCCTCTCGTGAGAGATTAATAGACCGTGGACATTTACACAAATTTATTTACAGGCTCAATTATTTCTATGTAGCGATTGGCAGTTTTCCGCAAAGTCCAGCTAGCCCACTAAGCCAACAGGATATTTCAAATTCAAACGTGGAACTCCCCTTTGTAATAACATTTCTATAACTTTCGCGCAATTTTCTCACATTTCCGTAGTCTGAAAGACCCGTGTGAATCGCTACCCTATCATCTTTATTATCAACATTCCAAGATTCCGCAAACTCAACGCCGCTTGCACCTTTCTGCAAAAAAACATCAATAATAGCCCCATCCATGTTTTCGTACTGGGTGGCTTGCCAAGCTTCATCTGCATCATTGGCAACGGTTATACTAACCTCAATATTATTTTTTTTTGCTATTTTTTCAATAATTCTCTGCAAATAATACAACACTGTTTCATCGTCATCTAGTAGGAGCACTGATAATGGCTGAATCATAATATCCCCAAAAATATTTTTATTTCCTTCTTAAATGCCGCGCTTACTATTGTTATCGCACCAATAATAGCAGATGTTTTTAAAATAAGATTTGCCCAGCTTGATAAAAATTCGCCAATCACACGGCGTTTTTGCTCGCGCTCAAGCAGATATTTTATTTGCGGCATAATTGCGGCAACATCTTCAACAACGGTTTTTAGCGAGGAAATATCGCCGCGAATGGCATTAAAACGACTCATCAACTTATCTTGATCAAGCGCCCATGGGGGTGGTTCAGGTTTTTTTTGTAGCGACATTTTTCCCCGCATTTATTAATTATTTAATTTTATCGAATTGAATGCTTTTTTTGCGATTGCGTTTTGCAGCTCTCGTAATTGCCGTATTTTTGATTCTTTTTCTATCCCGGTCATATTTTTGTTATTGACGATTATTTTTATTTGCCCGTTGATCTTTGATTCAATATCCCTCACCTTGGCAATGAAATGATAACTCCCATCTAAATTAGGGTTTTCTGCGGCGATGTAGCGAGCTTTATTTATGTCGCCAATCTTTATTGCTTCGCGATAGCTTGCATAGGACTGGTCTATTTTCACCGCTGCATCATAGATAATATCAACGTATCTGCTTTGGTTTGCTGGCAACTCTTCGGCAATGCCAAATGTTTTCGAGCGCAAGGACATCGGCAAGCCCTCGCCACGGTCAACCACCGTATGCCGAATCAGACTATCAGCAGCAGCAGAGGCCAGCACGCCCGTGCTGGTAAAATAACCCTTTATCAGCGAATCAATCTGAACTGGTGAAAGCGCCTTGTAACCCGTGCCAGATACAAAGCTTACAGGGTCGAACAGAAGCCCTGATCGTCCAAGTAAGCGCGCAATATCGCTTGTGTTGTAGGTGTAACGATCCTCAGGGCGCAAGCGCTGCATAGCAAGACTTTCAATCGGTCGCCCGGTGAATGCGTCTTTGTTTGCATAGATATCGATCATTGGCCGCACCATCTGCGGCATCAGGTTTATCGACAATTGCGCGTTTATGATGTCGCCAAGTTGATGCGCAAAGCGTTTAGCGTTCGTGTTTTCACTGTCCAAAAACAAGGCTGTAAAATTTTCAATTGCCGAGGCGACCGCGCCCACTTCAAACGGCTTTGGAATTCTATAGGCTGTTCTGCCAACTTTAAACCACCAATTGTTATTTTTATCTGCATCGGTGCGCTTTTTCCAATCGTCGTCATCTTTATTGGCGA